GTATGATTCCTTAATAGTATTGACTTTCTTACGAAAATCCTCTTCATTTTCAAACTCAACACCCTCTGCCAATGATGCTAGCTTCTCCTTTTGGGTTTCAGCAAGACCAGTAGACACTTCGTTCACAATTTCCATTTTTACAAACTCTCCAATTCTCTTGTTTAAAGAAACGTTGGATTCGATTTGCTCGTTGAGTTTAGCTTCCATATCATCTATTTCCCCTGCCATTCCATCTAGCAGGTTAAACTTCTCTTCGGGCACTGTAAAGTTGTGCTCGACGAAAAGACTTTTTAGACCGTTGAAGAATGATTCTGCCATCTCAGTCTTAATACCGTGCTCAATCTGGAGTGAATTTTCCTTCATCCATGATTCAGCAGCATAAGATAGGTAGTCATCAACCTTCTCGGCCAATTCTGTTTGGATTTTTTCGACTTCCTCAGTCAAGGTCTCCTCAAAACCTTCTTGCAAAGCTTTAACTTCGTCGTTAACTTTGGCTGTTACCGCAGCTTCAAAAATAGTTGCTGCTTTTACTCTGAACTCTTCTGATAGTTCTTCACCAGCGACAAGAGCGTTAACATCTTCAGTAAAGTCGTACTTGGTTTCAGCGATTTCTTCTTTTGATTCGCCATCTTCGGTTTCCTCCATTTTAGCGGAAGCACCACTTGGTTTAGTCGAAGGCACTGGGGCTTTACCTACTACTGCTGCAGCAGAAGCACCTGCGTTCTTAGTTCCTTTAGCACCTTCCATTGAATCTGAAGTAACGTCAATAACCTTCTTGGCACCACCTTTCGATGTATCGATTTTTTCGCCTGGTTTTGCGTTCTTAGTGATAGGATCAGAACCTTCGGTCACTTCTTCCATGTTATCTAATTCTTTTTCGAGGGTCTCAGCCATTTGTTTAAACTCCGTTTAGCTTTGCTTTGTCTGTATTTATTTATAAATCATAAACTCTTCAAAAACGACTCAAACGCGGAAATTTTGCGTTCTTGTAGATTTATTAGGGTTGCTTGATCTATTTCTTGTTTAATTTGAGCAACATGTGCCTCTTTTAAGACTCCGTTATCCCAAACCCACTCTTTACCTTCCATAATTCCATCAACAAATGCATCTGGTGCGGAAGGATCAGCGACTATATCAGCAGCAGTTGCTAACATAAAGTCATCCATAACTACGCTGCAGTTCTCTTCCTTTCGGATAGAACCCATGCCACGACTGGAAACTCCAAGCTTGACACCCTCATTTAAGAGGTCTTTTGCAATTTTTCCCATAGGGGTTTCAAGTAACTTTGCCTTACCGATAAAGTTATTTCCATCCTCTTTGAGAGAAATTATCTTGTGTGATACACGATCAAGATTGATCGAAGGACCATCAGGGTGACCTAATTCTCCAAGAGCTCTGCCTTTTTGAATATAGTTCTCTGAATATTTAGCGACTTCTTTTTGTAAAGTCTTCAAAGGATACATTCTATTGTTACGGTTTTTTAGTTCCGCTTGCAAGAAAATACCTTCAATGAAGTAATTCTTCTTGCCTTCCTTCTCTTCACAGAGAAAGTCAACAGTTGTAATCTCTTCAGCTATCAGTCTCATCTTTGGGTTCCTCGGTTTCTTGTTTTGCTTCTGGTGGATCTATAGATGCAGGTGCTGTATCAACAACTTCATCTTCTGGTGGATCCTCAGGTTTGCGACCATCAACTTCAACAGTTTCTGGTTCAACATCTGTACCGTCAGTTGCTTTTGCTTCTATTTCATCAGCAGCAGCTTGTGCGGTATCATCTAATTCAAACCCCATCGCTTTAGCAAATTCAACTTTTCTTGCTTGAACTGCATCGTATGCTGTTGCACTCAATGCGTCATTCACGGAGTCCATCGCTTTCGCTTTGTCGTCTCCGAAGACTTGTTGAACTATTTGTTTTGCAATTTCGCTAGGCATAATCTTGTCCTCACATTGTTATTTATTATTTAGAATTCTCCCCGCTTCGCATCCGCAGCTTCTACCTCTGCAGGTGCTTCTTGGGAAGAGATGTCGTCCCCTTGTGGGACTGCATTAGGATCCATAGAGGGATCCATTTCTGCTGCAGGATCAAGTATAAGACCTGCTTCTCGTTCAGAAGAAATTTGTTTGTCAATTTCTGTAATCTCCGATTCACTTTGTTTTAAGACCTGACGACGCATATAATCTATAGAGAAATACTTGCCGACATAAGGATCCATTGAGTTTACTTGATTCATTCTTTCATTACGGATTTCAATTTCCTTCAGTTCAGTGAAGTAGTTGTCCGCAATAAAGTCGAATTGGATATGTTCTTTCATATCCTCCCATTCATCAATAGAGCAAACACCCTTTAGAATGAGTTGTGTTTTGAGGAGATCAACGAACATTTCGGAGAATCTTTTTCTCAAACGTGCAATAAATTTCTGAAACTTTACTTCGTCTCTAGTTATCTCTGCAGCACGGCCGATGTTAAACGTTGTTTCAGTTTCCAATCTAGAGGAAGGTACGTTAAGTGCTTTATAGAGTTTCTTCTGGAAATATTTTACGTCTTCCAATTCTCCAAGGTTTTGTCCGCCAGGTAGAGTAGTAATTTCAGTTCCTCTTCCACCTTCACGTCTTGGAAGCCAAAAGTCTTCCAACATAGACATAAACTTTTTATCGTCCTTGATCTCCCCAGTGTTCGCATCATATACTAACTTGTTACGATACCTACCCATAACTTCACGAAGATATTGCTCCGCTTTATTCTTAGGTAAGTTACCGACATCAATATAAAAGATACGACGTTCTGGTGCTCTTGATAATCTATAGATTACCAGAGAGTCTTCAATCATACGCAGTTGGTTAACTGCCTTGATTGCTTTATGTAAATGACTTAATGTCATATTCTTATTGAGATCCTGTATACCAGAATGACAATAAGTTACTGAATCAGCAGCAATTTTCATACCCTGATTAGTAGAATTTTTCAATCCTTTAGGATTATATAGGAAATACTCTGCACTTTTTTGAGTGAGTTGAGTATTCAAATCTAAACCGCGTAATTGTTCTGGACGTTTCTGATCATATTCAGTAACCTTCCTAATCTTACGAGGATCGACATAACGTAGTTCCAATAAACCATTACTAGGATTATCTGGATCAATTACCTTATGATAGAAAAGTCTTCCATCGACATACCATCGACGAAAAATTTCGTACGAACGATTATCAAAATCAAGCAAGCGAAGAATTTCTGAAAATTCATCCCTGATTAATTTTTTAATCTTTTCTGATTGTTTTAGATTAGATAATTCTACTTCAACTGGAACGTTGTCAAAATTACCGCAGATAGTTTCATTGACTATATCGTCAACTGCACTATCGCATTCTGGTTGAAGAACCATCTCTCTGTAACGAGTGATAAGTTCATAATCATTTCTGACAGTTCCATCAAAGTCAACGGAATATCCATAGTACCCGCCACCTACAATAGGTTGCGAGCCATCCATACTATCCTTTTGAACAAAAGAAGGTCCCTTAGGAACCTTCTTTGCTCTCTCAAGTGAAAAACCGAAGAGCTGAGACATTATATTTTAAATGTATTGGTCCTATTTTTATTTATACTACTCGTCAGAAGAGGTTATTGGAGTCCAGTACTGAACTTGCATCTCTACTGTAAACTCTTCAACAGCATCGTTATTACCATAATCAAGATCAATCGCTGCGATTGCACTTGGGAATATGTTGTAGAATTTATATGATTTAAGAACTTTTGGTTTAGTTCCTTCTTTTATATCTCTTGCTAGTTGATGAACTTTCATATCCGCGAAGTATCCAGTAGCATCATCAGCATCACCAAGACCTGCAGCAGATGTGAAGTTCTCGTTATATGCTTGAATACTTGATGCCCAAAGTTCAAATGCAGAGCGTAAACCAAACTTACTATCGTTCATGATAGTGATTGTCCATGGTTCAAATGTTCTGTCACCAGCGATCTTAAGTGTTCTTCCTCTGAAAGGAACTTCAATAACACCGATCTGAGATGAAGGAAGGTTTGCTGCACGAACAGTAAACTTACCAAGATTCACAAGATCAGCATTCTGTAAAATTCCTGAGGGGAAGGCAAGGTCAACTTGAAACAGGTTAGGTCTTGCAAAATCCGAGGCTACATTAGCCTTAAAATCATCAATCGTTCCTCTTTTTGCCATTTTCTTTTTAAATAGTGTCCCGTCCTTTTTATTTAGACTTATTAATATTTTCAAGCATAAAAAAACCTCCGCAAACGCGGAGGCTTTAGGTTCGTTCCGATTGTAGAGACCGCACGAAAAGGTCTCATTCGTATTTATTAACTAGCGACTTCGCTGAATGATACTCCAGATCTTGTTGCTACAAATGTTAATGTAATGTAGTTAATTGTGCGTGTTGGTTTCACGAATATTTCTGCATAGAACTCACCACGGTCAACAGACTCAGGTGGGTTGTTTGATGCATCACACTTAACTAAGAAGTCAGTTACTCCACGACGACCTTGAACATCTCTCATATATGGTTCAACAATGTTGAGGAAGAGAGATCTTTGTGCATCATCGTTTTGCTCAAAGAGTTGTGCTTTAGCAGCACCAGAAATAACTCTTTCGATTGTTAGGAATAAACGACGAACGTTAATTCTATCGAATGCACTTGCAAATCCAAGAGCAGTCTTATCACCGAATAGTACTACACCTTGACCAGGGAAGGAAACAACAGGGTTAATTCTGTTTGCATATAGACGATCCCTTTGTGTCTTAGTTGGTGTGAATGCAAGTTTGATTGCGTTTCTTACAACACCACGTTGGAAACCTGCAGGTGAGAACCAAGGTTCTGAAGTTTCAGTTGTTTGTAAACATAAACCTGCAACGTCCGCATTACATGGGATGTAACGATATACATCGTTATACTTGTCGTAGATATACTTGTATCCAGAATCAAATACCATGTAAGAAGAACTTGGTAGTTGCTCAAAGAACTTAACAATGTTATCTGTTGCTGTAGCAGTGTTAGAAACACCAATTACATTTGCACGACGAGGTGAACAAATACCATGCAGTCGCGTCTTTCTTCAGCAATGTTAACTAGAGCAGTTACTTTAGCGATTGCAGCAGCATCATCAGCACCAGAAGGACCAGCGATGATGAAGTCAAGATTTTGTGACTCAGGATCTTGTGCTAACTCATATGCTGTAGACAGAGATGAGTTAGTAACTGTATATTCACCAGAAGATAATGCGTAATCAACTCCACCTGTTAGGCGGTAGTAGAATGTAGCGTTGTTCTTAGATGCAACAGTTGTTCTACCTGCAGGATAGTCAGTAGAACCAGTAGATGAACGAAGTAAGTTGAACTGTCTAGCAGCAGCTGTTTGACCCCAGTTACCATCAGAAGCAGAAGCAGTAGCACTGAATAAACCAGTCTCATGCTTACCCCAGTAAATATAAGCAGACTTTTGCTTAAGTACTTCCTTGTAGTAATTAGTTTCTCCAACAGATGTTTTAGCATCTGATGCTTTTGAGAGACCTGTAAATCTTTCTAGAACTGCACCAACTGTGCCAGTAATCTTACCATCTATATCAAGAACTAAAACGTGAACTTCATCTCTGAATCCACCTGCATCAGTTGTAAACTTAGTAGTTTCTGGGCGAGGAGCAACATTGATCCACTTAGAACCAGGTAGATACTCACGCTCTGCATACTCAACACGAACTGAACTGATAGAAACAGCGTTAGAGTTAGTGTCTGTAACACTATCAGCACCAGCAAAATCAATAGTTCCTTTATTCTTAGCAACATATAAACGTCTTTCGATTCCTACATTGACTGCAGCAGTATTTGATCCTTGTGTAATTACTTGATCATCAGAGATGATACCTGTAACACCTGCACTAGGAATACCGATTTCTAATTTTTTATTACCAGGATCCCAAGCAAGGACATCGATAGTTTCATTAGATCCACCGATAGCGATTGTAGTAGAAGTACCAGGAGTAAAGTCACCA